TTCACCACAGCGTATACCTGCGTCATCTCGTAGGCGGGCGGCACGTCCTCCGGCATTTCGTCCGGGTTGTAACTGAACCGCCACTGAAGAATCTCGGTCTTGGCAAGGGTCAGATAGGACGTGATCGTTTCATCGTCGGGCGCATCCGGCCCCATGATGGTCTTAATCATTGCCAGTTTTTCCTCAGTGGTCATCCTCGGCACTCCTTTCTCACTTTTTCACGGCTTTCCCGCCCCGTTTGACCGGGGCGGGCTTCTCCGCGTCCTGCTTCGGCTCTGGGATTATTCCCACCGTGATGGAGCCGTCAGGATTTTTACGGATCATCAGGCGTGGGACACGTAGATGCCGTTGGTCTTGTGGGACAGCACCCACGCGCCGTGCGCGAAGCGCATGTTCAGCTTCCAGGCGTCGGCCTCCTGATTGACTTCGGGGCTGAAGATACGCGGGACGTAGTGCTTCATCACCTGGAGGACAGCAGACGGATGCACGATCATGTAGTTGATCGCCTTGCCCGTGGTCGCGGTCGGAGTATAGCCGCCCGCAGCGCTAGAAGTGCTGGGGTTCGCCAGCGTGATGCTGGTCTGGAAACGCGGCTGCGGCACACGGATGATGCGCATGTCGTTGTAAATCTCAACGGCATAGTTCACGTTGTTCTCGCCGTTCATCACCATGCGGGTGATACCAGCCTTGATCAGACCGTACACAGCGGGAGACACGAACAGGATGCGGCCCTCATACGGAACCTCAGCATCGTCCAGGGCCACGGTAGCGCCGTCAATGGAGGCGATGGTCGCAGCACCAGCGGACAGGGTCTCGGTCTTCACGTTGCCAGCGGCAGCGCCGGAGGCGTACTGCGCGAAGCGGAAGGCATCGACTTCAGGGATGACGTGCTGACGCTCCACGGTGGACAGCAGGGAGCCAAAGGCCATGCCCAGGGTTTCGTCGTTGTCCAGAACGTCGATCATGTAGGAACGTCCACGGTCAGTCTCCAGCACGTATGGCTGCCAGGTGCCGGTGGCGTCGCCGGGAACGAAGCCCGCGTTGCGGTCATAGTTGCCCATGCCGACGGTGGTCAGGTTGAAAATATTGACGGTGTTCGCGCCGGTGAAATTGATGAACTGATTCGCGGTGTCCAGAATCGCGGACTTGGAATCCTGGCGATAGATCTCATCCAGGAACGGCGCGTACTTCGCAGCCAGCGCAATGCTGTTGCTGACGGGCGCGGTAACGGTAGTCGCCATTATGCATTACTCCTTTACGATTTGATTGGCAGTCCCATCCACTGCCGAATCTTGTCATCCTCAGACTTTACGGCAGTGTTTGTCGTGGGCGGAACGCCGGAGGACAGGCCCGGCTGACGGTTCAGCGCCTCGTTGTTCAGGCGCGTCACGGTCGCGTCCACAAAGTTCTTCAGGCACTCGAACACGGAATCCATGTCGCCATCCGCAAGCGCGTTTGCGGTTTTGCCCGCAAGTTCAGCGTCCATGTTCAGCGCTACGCACTTGGCGGTATAGTCGCTGACACGCTTCTCCTTGCGCAGCGTCTCCAGTTCTTCCCTCATGGCCTTGTCTGCCTCGGCGCGTTCAGCGGCAGCGCGTTCCTCGGCGCTCTGCTTCTCCCGAAGTTGCTGCTTGTAGCTGTTCGCCTCGCTGTTCGCCTTGGACAGCAGACGCTTCAGCTTCTCCACCTCTGGGCTGTCCGAATTTTCGGACTTGACAGGCTCGGTCTTTGCGGGTTCGGTCTGTTCGGTCACAGTCTGCTCCGGGGTGACAACATTGTTCTCATCCATGTCCTTAAACCTCCGTTTGTTCAGGCGGTTTTCTCCGCACATTGTCTGTTTGGTGAACGGGTTGTCTCCCGTCTGCGTTTGATAAAGCACTTCCCTGTGCTGTAAAGAGGGTGGCGGGAGCGTACCCAGCCAGAAGTTACCCTCGAATTACCTCAACCACACAACGGCAATTGATGTTGTTCTCAGGCAGGTCAAACCCACCCGGAAACTCGGCGCTGTCGCCATCGTAGGTGTAGAACCTCTCATTGAACGGCACAACCATTCCTTCGAGGTAGTCGTGGGTGTCCCGCACCCGGTCATCCATCATCGTGCGCCAGCGCTTTTGAGCGGTAGCTGTTGCGTTATTTGCAACAACTGCGTCCACTGCGCCTTGGTTGTATATCCGCGTCGCGTCCGTCTCGGCGATCCGCCGAATGTCGTACAGCGTCCCTCCGGATTCGTAGTAGCCATACACCCTGTCGCGCCAGGTCTCTCCCGCCACCGCCGCATATACGGCAGCGTCTACAGCGTCCACAGATGGCATCTCAGCCGTTCCTAATTCGGCATTGGTTGCGGTAGCCCCATTGGCATAGGCCAGCAGGAACAGGTCTTCCAGCTCGTCTATGATGGCTTCACAGTCCTGCCTCGACTTGATCTTGCCCTCGTCATCGAAATGAACCCTCAAACGGTCTCCGAGAGCGTTGATCTCATCAATCGGGAGAATCGTCATACCTCTCAATCCTCCCTTTGGCAATGGCGAAGTAGTCAGGGTCAAGCTCTATGCCGATAAAGTTTCGACCTGTATTCACAGCCGCCACACCCGTTGAACCGTTCCCCATGCAGTTGTCAAGCACTGTTTCTCCCTCATTGGTGTAAGTCTTTATCAGATATTCCAGAAGCGGAACAGGCTTTTGAGTGGGATGTTCTTGTTTGGCTTCGTTTGCAAATCTTAAAACTGTATCTGGATAGCCTTTGTATTTTGCAACATAGTCTTTGTTTCTTGACGGTCTATTTCCAACAACGGTACCGTCACTTCGAGAAACGGACTTTCTTTTTTGATTGATTTCAACTAATCCTTGTGGATTGTATTCCATCCTATCTTTAGAACAATTTGCAGTAGTTCCAAGGCTAAATACAGAAATAATTTCGTGCCGTTTAAGAGGAGCGTTTTTTGCATTAAGAAAGCCAACGGTTCTTGACTTTTCCCATATCCAGTCATACTTAAAATGCTTTATGTTGCTCATTCTCAACGCACTTGAAAAAGGCTCAGAACCAAATAAACAAATCGCCCCGTTTGGCTTTATAATCCTATTGTACTGTTCCCACAACGGCTTAAATGGTATCACAATATCCCACTTGCAGGCAGTTGTTCCATACGGCAGGTCGCACAGCACCATGTCCACGCTGCCGTCAGGAATCTCCTTCATTCGTTCGAGACAGTCACCTTGCATCAGCGTTATGCTCATACGGAACCACCCGTTTCATTCTCGCCGTTGTCGCTGTCGCGTTCGATAATTTCCGCTTCACCCTGTCCGTTGGTCTGCTGCTCAACCTGGTCAACACGGTCAGGATTTCCCCATATCATGTCGAGGTACTTCTTGGATTTCTTAATGTCAGCCACAGGATCATTGGACACGCCAGACTTTTGCGCAGCCAATTCGGGATGTAAACCAGCAGAAAGCAGGGTTTGGAAAGACTGCGCCTTCGCCTGGATGTTTACAGTTTCGCCCCTGTCAATGTGGAGTTCAAAATCTCCAAGGCTGATGTCCAGCAGCCCCCGCCTACGCAGAATTTCCACGAAAATGCGGTCAAACTGCTTGTTGCTCTCCTTAAACAAGTCCTCGGTGTTCCGCGCCGCACAATCAGCCTGATACCAACCACTCGATGCCAGGATGCTGCTCCCCGTGGTGTGGTCAACGCTGCCATTCTCATTCAGCAGGGGCATGGAACAGATACGCATGACCTCAGTTTTCAGATGGTCAATCAGAACCTTCGTCTGCGTCTGGTCAAGAGGCTGGGACAGTATCTTGAAGTCGGCCTTGTTTTCGCCGATGGACTTCAGCACGATCATGCCCGCCCTGCGGATGTCGTTGGAAGTCGTGCCCTCCGGGAACTCGCAATTCGTAGCAACCGCCAGCGACTGTATGAACTGCTCAACGCCGTCACAGGCGTTGGAGATGATGTTGTTGATCTCATCCAGCAGCGGCAATACGGGCTCAAACGCGCCCATGTTGTTGCTGTTATACCGATACTCGATTATCGGAATCAGCCCCAGGGCGTTCGGCTCCACGCTATCAACGGAAACCGCCGTCGCAAGGAAACTCGAATTGACTTGTGTCGTGAGCATCCTGCCCGTCACGCCGCCAGACAGGTGATATACATAGTCGCGGGTGTACACGTCGAACTTGGCGCGGTCATTAACCACGACCATGTTCACGCCCATCACAGGCTCATTGCCGGGACGGAGACTATACACCACGAAAGCGGAGCGGGGATCAAGCGCATAAGCATGAACGGGAGTTTCCGGGTCATTGTTTCTGTCAGGCTCGATCAAAATAACGCCCTTGCCGACAGTGTGGAACCAGTTGACGGTCTTGTTGTCAGCGTCATGCTTGTAACTGCGATACAGGTATTCATTCAGCTTGGCAACCTTCGCCTGTGCGCCCTCGTTACGCGCCGTATAGAAAGCGGGTTTTTGCAGGAAGTACCCGTTTTTGAACGCCACGATCTCGTCAGCGTGGTTTTCCTGCACAATGTTCAGAATCTCAGGCCGGACTTCCTTCGTCCTGCGGAGAATCGGCTGCACGTTGCGCCGATACCAATACAGAAAGTCCTCCTGGAGCAGATTCTGAACGTGATACGGCAGTGCCGTATTCAGTTCCGCAACCACGTTTTCAGCGGTAATGTCATCGGAGGACGCATATATGTCCAGTCGCCCGAACAGGTCATTGGAAATAACCCTCGAATAGCCCAGGTTGGTGCTTTCCTCATTGTCCATGCGTATCACCTCCGAATCCAAAAATATAAGGCCCCGATGCTTTCACACATCGGAGCCGCCTCCGCTTCCCCGCTGACCTTTCAGCGTGGGGACTGGTCACTTCCGCTTTGGAAATACCCTCTATTCGACGATCAGTCTCTTCCGCCGCACCGTCTTGATGCTCATGGTGCCGTCAGGCTTCTTGTATATCTCAATCTCGAAGCCCTTCATCAGCCACTCGTTGATGGCCGCAATCTCTTTCTCAGTCAGCATAAGCGCCTCCATAGTCCTATCTGATATTATACTATCACAAAACACAAACTATGTCAAGGCTTTTTACTATGAATGTTCGGTATATTCCGAACATTAAACGCTTAAATGGATTGGAATGTTCGGTTTTTTTATCAAAACGGCCTCTTGACGATCTCAACTTTGTTCATTCCGAACGACTGTATGAACTCCGCAAGCTGTGCCATCGCATCAGGAACGTCATCATGTCGGTTCCTGCCGCTCATCGTCCACCCGCAAAGGAATTGCAAGAACCTCCTGTACTCTTTCCCTTGCTTCACGGAATCGTCCTTGAACAGACAATGCTCCAGAATCCACGGCTGGGCCATCACTATGCGCGTGTCCTTGTTCGCCGTCGTGTACTTCGTCGTGATCTTCGTCCTGCCGCCCTCGTCCTTCACCATTTTTTGTATTTTCTCCGCCAATTTCAATCCTGCCTGGTTGCTCTCGAACCGCGCCATATGCACGTTGTGCTTCAAGAGTATCGATGCAAGCCGAGGGTCAACAGTGTTCGGTGCGTTGTTGTCGCAGATGCAGTCCTCGATGTAGAAGTCCGGCCCGTACTGATACGCAATCGGCATTACGCAGTAATCGTCGCCCTTTGTCTTGCCGTCACACACAGCTACGATTGCGTCAGGCTCACCGTCAGGAAGTTCAAAGTACCGCCTCAACTCATCCGCAGAGTACAGAAGCCCCTCCCTCTCAATCGGCTGGTTCATGTACAGCGCCCGCCAGTTCACATCGTCCATGATCTCCCGCTGCTCATGATAAAACTGTGTGCTGAATCCTACTCCATACGGATAGTCGAAGTTGCTCTCGTCGTTCTCATCAACCGCAGGAACCGTTATGAACCTTGCCCTCTCATTTTCTCCGTACTCCATCTCTAATCTGCCTACTACGTCCCATACTGACCAGCGCGTGGAGATGTGCAATTCCTTGCACCGCCCGATCTTCCTCTGTCGCAAGTCTGTGTTATACACTTCCCACAGCTTGTCCAGCCTGTCCTTCGACATTGCCACCTCAATGCCAGACACAAGGTCATCGCAGTACAGCAGCGTCTGCGCCCTGTACAGACCGGCATTGCCTGTTCCTATCGAAGTGAACTCCAGTGTCTCAAACCTTTTCCGCTTCCCCAGGTCTATCCTGCAATCCTTCGCGTTCGTGCTGCTCACCTGCACGTCAGGAAATACATCATGCCACAGATATTCCCCGTTCACGTCCATGATCCTCAAACATTCATCATACGCACCACGTACCCACGAATTGCTGTGAGAGCCTGTCAGTATTGGTGCATCCGGGTATTTCCCCCCGAACCACGTCAGCCCGAATATTGCAACAGTGCTTTTTCCAACACCAGGCGGCAATGAACCACACACCAAGTCCAGCTTGTCATCCGCCAAATCCTGTATCGCCTGGACAAACGGTCTCAACTGCTTTCGCCTCGGCACATAAAACTTCTTGCTCGGTTCCCTCCCCCATTCCACATACTGCAAATACGAATCAAAGTCATACGGCGCAGCCGCTAACAGTACCTTCTTGTGCAGCGCGTACAACTGCCCAGCTTCTCCCGCGTTGATCTCGACCATCGTAGGCATGTCCTCTGTAATCCGCTCAGACAGCCATACAAGCCCCTTCACACCCTCGGCCACTGAATCCTTCATCAACAACTTGCAGGCGCTGTAATGCCCCTCGTAGGCTCTGTACGTGTATGGCTTGCTCCTGATTTGTTCAACCAACTCTGCAACCAGTTCCCGTATATCCATCTCTACCCACCTCTCTCGATCAAAGTATATCAGCTTGACATACTTTCCGCAACCTTATTCTGGAAAAACTCTTTTTCAAAAAAAATAGTTCGCGGAAGCTTGCAAAGGTATGTGTGGGGGGGGTATTCAACCCCCCACACAATACATAGCTTTGGCAAAAAAAAAATAAAAATATATAAGGGTTTTTTTGGTTTTGAGTCCACTTTTCTACACCATAGGTAGTATTTTTTTTGACCGTTTTCTGCCCCCCCACTGGTCGTGTTTTGTGCCCGCTCACACTCATCATGGCCGTATTTATCCCCGTTTTTTTTCTTCTCGCGGGCGGTGAGAGGATAACCCGGCCCGATTTGGTGCCTGGCGCTATGGGGTTCCGGTACCCATACTCAAACCGACGCTGGACAGCCTGAAATTCAAATCTTTTCGCAAATGTACTCTTATGCGAAAAGATATTGACCAGATCGATAGTTGTAGGCTATAGCTGTATGCTGATGTATAGACATACGCTATTATACATCGTTTATGCAGCATATATGCAGAGTTATCCACAGAGTTATCCACAAGCAGATCATGGAATGTTCGTACCAGTCCGAACATTCACCATGCAAAACAGGCAGAATGTTCGGGTTTTTGGCAGGGATGGGACGACAGAGGGGTTACTTATAAACGCAACCTATAAATACCGCCTTATTTATTGAAATAGTCAATAAGTAGTTCAATAGTACGATAATAGCGGTAAAAATGGTACAATAGTACGATTGAAAAGCCGCCCTGAAAACAGGCCCGTAAACGCCCTTGCAAGCCCTGTACGCCTGGACGGGGAATTGATCGGGGCGACGGTTGCAAGGGCTGTAAAGCCCCTGGACGGGGCTGTAATGAGGATATGTTATCGTATATGACAAGGTACAATAAAAGCATGGTATAAATACCATGCTTGCATTGTATGTTATTCGTCGTAATAGTCATCAGGTGGATAAACTGGACGCGCCCGGCGCTGCTTTTCCGTTGCAATGTCCTCATGTATTTGAGTATTGATCGCCCGGATCGCGTATTGTACCCGGTCCGAGGAATAGCCGCAACGGATAGCGCCGTCCATGTTATGCAGCATATCGGCGGACAATTGAAGTTGTAGCACGTCCGCGCCGGCGGCCGTGGTTGCGGGTTGTGGTTGCGCTGCCTGGACGGGTTGCGGGCCGTCCAGCCTTGCCCGGATCGCGTCTAGGATAAATGCCGCTTTACTGTATTTGTCGTGGCCGGTTGCCTCTTGTATTGCCTTTACAGCGTCGTCTATGCGTTGGTTAATGTTTTCAGACTTCTTTACCCGGCATTGTAACACGTCGAATGTTTTAGAATTATACCGGGCATTTGCGGCGATTTTGGCTTTACTTGCATTTGCCATACATGCATACCCCCTTTATTTACAAGCATACCATAAATTCATGCCGTTGTCAAGCCATACATATATGGTAGAAACATTCCATAAATGCATGGTAAAACACATTCCATATATGCATGGTATCGTATACCATGCATTTATTGTACAATGTGTACAATGCATATATGGTATATTTGTTAGCTTTACCGATAGACAAATACCATGAATGTATGGTATCATTATAACTGTCAAGAGGACATGAACACAGCGACATTTTAGAGGAGGTTAGAACCATGGAATACACCATCACCCGCAACGAGGCTTTTAACAGTCTTGAAATCAGCTTTGACGGCAAGCCCGCCGAGGCAGTCCGCGACGCTTTGAAGGCT